TTTCTTGCAAACAGTTCAATACGAGGCAGGTCGCCACAAAGTTCTACAATGCTTTCTCTTACAACGCCTGGCTTTTTTGAGTGTTTATCAATAGGCTCATAAACAATTTGGTGCACTGACTTAGAAACTCTTTTAGGCTTACCTTTAGTAGCTAACAAACATATCTCATTGTTTGCTCTTGTCCAATAACCTAAACCCCAAAAGAAACTATCTGCTTTTTTGTTTTTTTTAACCCAACTAAAACCACACGTTTTGTAAGTAAATCCCCACTCTTCTATAGTTTGCAACCCTTCTTTTAATAAAGGGTAGGTAACCCAAATAAAAAGTACACAATCATCATCTGCTATATCTTGCACTGGTAAATCGTATATATCTTGGATATCCATGCAAGCGTATTCTTTTTGTGGATCACGAATATTAGCATCTGTTGATGTGCCCTCAGTTCTTTTTTTCGATTGATATTTAAACTGCCACGGCGGATCAGCGTATATTATGTTGTATTTTTTATTAGGTAGCTCAATCACCCTCTCTCCTTATAATAAACTCTTACCATATACTTTCTTACAACTGCTACCAAAGTAAACACTGATACTTGTATTACAGATGTAGCTACAAGACTTACCTCTAAGTATTTACACAGACTAAGCAAACCAAAGCTAATCGGAAAGGACATAATCAATCCTATGCTGACATCATTCATAGCTTCATTTAATGATTCTTTATCTATCTTAATCATCTTTCCAAGGTCGTTTCATTTCATTGTCTGCTAAATAATACCAAGTATTCTTACCAGGTACGTTATGATTCTTTACTCTTTCGCCTAGATACTTCTGCACATAACTTACTGCATAACGAGCGGCCCTCTCTCCTGATGCCATCTCATTTTCTTTAAGAGTTTTTCTTGCTAATAGTTCTAGTTCTTGTCTTGTATAAAACTTTTGTTTACTCATACCTGATGCTACTACTCTTGCAATCTCTACCTCATCAGGACTGTCTTGTGCATCTACTACCTTGAAGTATCCTTTTTCAAAATCAAAGTATGCTAGATGCTGATCAGGTTCTCTTGCATTACGAGCTTCATAGAATAATGTTATGTTTGGTTTCTTACCCGACAGCTTAACACCTGAATCCATCCACCCAGCGAAAGCACTACCGCCCCTAGCTGACATGAAAGATAAATCATCTGCCCTTTCTTTACCAGTATGGTGAGCAATGATCACTGCTACTTTATATAGTTCAATAAGTTTATCTACTCTTGATAACATCTCATGTATCTCTGAGTTGGAGTTCTCTTCTCCACTAAAGAAATTAATAATAGGATCTATCATTACCAAGTCTGGTTTATGAAACTCTATACTCTCTGCGATAGCATCTATGTCGCTGTCCCTCATGATGTTCTTTCTTAATCTACCTGATGCTATAAGGTTTGACTTACCTAAGTTGTATAGTTCAGGATCATGATGATAGGGTTGATAATACATCTCAATTCTTTTCTTTAAGAACTCATGAATGATCTCTGCTTGTAGCCACATTACTTTGATAGGTCTTGAGAAACTCATACCCATAAAGTCTGTGCCTGTAGTAGCTGCTGCCGCGAATGCTCCTAGCCAATGCGACTTACCTATCTTTGGTTTACCTAGCAGTAAGACTCTGGATTGTTCAAAGACAAAAGCATCTCCCCAATACTGCTCAATCCTACTGCTGTCCATTGAATCCCAAAAGGGATCGTTAAATGATTTGAGTCCAAGAGGATCGCTTTGTATATCATCCTTAGCTTTTACTATAGGATCTTCTTGATCCATAATTTCTTTTAAATCATCTGTTAATTGTATCTGCCACTGACTTGTATTCCATTTTTGTATACCGCTTTCTTCTTCAGGATTTCTTTTCAAGTGTCCAGCACAAATGCTTTGAGTTGTATTTAATACTTCTTGCACACTCATAGGTGGGTTGTTTGTTTGATTCCAATCCAATGCTTTGATTACAACTTCTCTCATGCCCCAACCTTCTAGTATCCATTTACCTACTAGCCTAGCAAGGGTGTCGTTTCGCATTCCTGTTTGCACACCATCTGTTGTTAGTGGTGTCTTACTTTCTGTGTTGATCTTACCTGTGTTGTTATAGTCATAAATAATATTCATGTCTTGACTATTAAGAGTAGGTAAATCATCAAGTGAATCTACGACAGCTCCTTCGACTACTTCAAACTGATAATTAACAGAAGGACTGACCATGACATAGCCACCCTCTCCTCTTATATCTAATTTACCTGTAGTGTTTCTTATCTTTAGATCATCATTGATAGCATAGAAGTAATGATAGCCACCACGAGGTGTCTTTTGTTTTAACATTGTTCTTGTTATCTGACCTGACTCACAAAAATCACATGCCTCTTGGGTGTCTGCATCTAGCACTATAAATGTTACGCCTGTGATAGCAGCCCAGTTGCAATCTTTAAATTGTAGATACCATTGCTTGACTTCATTAAGAGTAGGTTGCTTCTCTATATAGTCAGCCCATTTTACTCTTGGTGTTTTTGACCAACGCTTTTGTAAAACCATATCGTCTTCAAAGGGATGTCTGCTTTTAAAGTATTCAGGTATGATGTCGTTTGTAGATCCGCATGGTATTAGATGAAAATTATTTTCATGATATGACATGAGCATATCTTTACGCTCATCATTGGCTATGTCTTGTCCGACTGTGTTTGGTTTTATTTCTATTGGCATTCGTCTACTGATCCATAAATGTTTTCCCAACCTAAAGCATAGCCTGTCATCTTAATAAGTTTCTTAGCTTGATTGACTGAGGGTTGCCTGGTTCCGTATCGCCAAGATCTAACAGTATCAATAGATACACCTAAGTCTTTGGCTAACTTATCCTCACCTCTTTTAACAATGTAGTCTTTAAGTTCCATAGTTCTCCTTATATAGAATGGTATAAGTTAATGCTCTTATAGGGGTTGAGTGAGGAGTTTTATATTTGATATATAACTTCATTAACTCATACCAAATATCATCTTAACATTGCTCTTTACAATAAGTAAAGAATTTTATTACAAAAGTGTTGACAATATTTTTCATAGGCGTATCATCTATCTTGTATTTAAAAAATGGAGCCTTATATGAAAGACTATTCTACGCTATCTCTACCTCAACTTTTGATGGAGAAGAAAAAGAATCTAGCAAAACAAGCTGAACTAAAAGAACAAAGTGCACAGCTTGATTTTGCAATCACCAAACATCCTGATGTGCATAAGCAAGTCAACAGACTTTCTAACACTGGCGGATCTACTCGGGTACATCTTAATGGTGTCATACCAAAAGACTTACGAGTAAATTATAAAATAACAAGATCATGGGATCAGAGTTTTTTATCTAAAGTAAAAGACGAGATACCTGAAGATCTATTTCCTTTCACAACTGTATACAAAGAAGATACTGCTCTATCTAAAATGATAGAAGCAAATCATCAAGACATCTTTGATAAGTTTCAAGAAGGATTACAAACCAAGATTAATGAACGACCATACATCCAGTTCGTTGATCCATTAAAAGGAGCTGAGTAATGAGTAAAGCAAAAAAAGAACAAGCACACGATCAATTTTTTTATGATCTATGTGATGCAACTGAAAAAGCTGCTGAAGGTGGTATTGGCATTCCACATGCAGTCTTTGTTGGCATACAGTTTTTTACACAAATGGCACTAGACTGTGCACCTAATACAAAGGAAGCAAAAGATCTTATTAAAGATGCAATGAAAAATCTTAAGAAGGAGGCAATATGATTACACACAATGATGTAGTACAAGAGATACGTGATCGTATCAAAAGAGATGTTGCACCAGGTTTACACAAAGCTTGGGTTAATAAAATATTAATGATTGTTGACGATGTAGAAACCATAGCAGACGAAATGATGTCACAAGGAGTGCAAAACTATGAGCCTGTTGAATAGCGTAACCACAGGGATACAAATCCCTTCAATTAAAATAAACCTATCGGGTACAGATGGCATTGGTAAAACTACCTTTGCAAGTCAAGCACCAAACCCTATCTTTATAAAGACAGAAGCTGGTACTAACTATATAGATACAGCATCCTTTCCTTTGTGTGAAAGTTATGACGACATACTAATACAAATCAAAACTTTGTATGAAGAAGATCATGACTACAAGACAGTGGTCTTTGATACAACTGACTGGGCTGAGAAATTAGTACAGCAAAAGGTATGTCAGATACATGGTCAGAAATCTATTGAGTCCATGGGATATGGAAAAGGTTTTACAGAATCTGCTGAGTTATTCGGCAGACTGCTAAGAATGTTTGATGCCCTACAAAAGAAGAAGATGCACATCATCTTACTATCTCATGTAGGCATAAGAACTTTTAATGATCCAGAGCGTGAGCCCTATGATCGTTGGGAGATGGCTACTCATAAGAAAGTATCAGCGATGATACGTGAGTGGGTAGACTTCAACCTGTTTGCAAACTACGAGGTATCAACTCGTACTAGCGGACAGGGTTTTAAGGAAACAACCAGGGCTGTGTCATACGGCAAGCGTAAGTTGTTTCATAAATACACCGCAGCATTTGATGCCAAGAGTCGAGTTGATTTAGGGAATGCTCCCTTGGATCTTGATTGGACAGCGTTCATGTCTGCATTTAAAGAATCTTTAAAATCTAAAAAAGGAGAATAATATGTCTGATGATTTTAATTTAAACTTGACTGATGTCGAGGATACAGGTGGATCGTTTGATCTAATGCCAGTCGGTGACTACGAATTTGTAGCTACTGGATGGGAGAATAAAACTAGTGCTAAGGGTGATAGATACTTATCAATTACCTTTGATGTGACAGGCCCTTCTCATTCAGGTCGTAAGATATGGGAAACATTCATGCTCGAAGGAGCTGGGTTAAACGTATCTATCAGCAGAATAAGAGACTGGAGAAGATCCATGGGCATGGAAGCTGATGTTGATGCCTTTGGTCTTGAACAGTTAGAGAGCATGTTGAACATTCCTTTCAAAGCCAAGGTCAGTGTTGAAGTTGGTAGAGATAAAGGAGACGGAACGAAGTGGGACGACAAGAACAAGATTGCTAAGTTTCTTGCAGTTGAGACAAGCAGTAAGTCAGTTCCTTCGCAAAGTCCTAAAGAAGAATCAAAGTCAGCTGACGATGATTTCGATTGGGACAAATAATTTATTTACAGGAGAGAGTAAATAAATAACTCGAGTGAGTAGTCTTAATACCAAGACTACTCCTCGCACCTAGGGTTATTGTATACCCTAATGTATTTTTGGAGAAATATAAATGGCAATAGATAAAAGAGAAGCGAATGCTTTAGTAGAATCAATGACATCACTATTAGATTCTTTAGATCAAAACTTTGACAGCCTACCCTCTGGGTTAGATACTGTAGTAAA